GGATATTATGTTTATGAAACTTATTAATTATTTCTTGTGCATCTTTTAATTCAATAGGTCTAATTTCAATAAAATCTTTATTGATAGTAGGCATATCAACAAAATCAGATGGTGATAGATGGCTCATTATTGAGCCACCTTTAAATTTTCATTTGTAAGTTTAAGAACTATTTTACTTTGTTCTTTTGTTAAATTATGAACAGCCATAATGTTTTCTAAAATTAAATTATCTTTTAAATAATCTGAAGATAATTTATTTTCTCGAATTGCACTAACAAGAACTAAAACAGCATGTTCTATATTATTATCATTGTGTAATTTATTCATAACACTGTTATAGTGTATAACATTGTTATATGTCAAACAATATTATAAAAAAAGTGAATGTTCTATAAATGTAGGGGTTACAAACGTTGCAGAACTAAGGTAAAACGTTGTTAACACTAGAATTCCGTTAAAAATTAAGGAAAAATATGACACCAGAGATAAAACTTTGGCGGTCAGTGATTATCCAAGCTATTACAGACGCATTAGGGTTATTTTCTGAGGTAAATTACCAAAATCGCAAAATTAGACAGCAAGCCGTTGATTGGATGTCCAGCGAGGACATAAAATTAGTTTCTGACTATGCCGACACGTCAAAAGACTACATTGTGCACTTATACAACAGATTAAGGGCCCAAAGACACTTAAAACTACGAGATACAGAGGATTTACTTAAAAATGCTTTTCTTCGACCCAGACAATTTACAATTTACAGTAATGAGGGAGACAAATGACGAAGAACCAGCGGTTTTGGTCAGAATTGTTGGTTTTGCCAGCCATGACGAAGCAAATCTCTTTTCTAATCAACTTTTAGCCTTACATGGTGAAACGCAGAGTCAAACAGTACATTAGTGGAATGTGGTTTTTTGAAAAAACCCGAGAACAACAACAAGAACATCAAAAATGTCATATCTGTGGAGATATAGGCATCTTTAGTAATGATTACATGCATACATGGTATTGTAATCGACATATGGACAACAAATGGAAAAAACAGGACGACCAAGCAAATATTCAGAAGAATTAATCGATAAGATAATGAATGAATTGGCGCATGGAGTCAGTATAAAAAAAGCATTAAAGAAACACGACGTTCACTGGGAGTCATTTAGGCAATGGCTAAACAATCCTGACTATCCTGATCTTCGTAAGAGATACACTGAAAGCAAAGCAGATGGTATTGAATGGATGATGGCAGAGACAACAGAACTATCCGAGAAAGCATTGGCCGAGTCAAAAGAAGAAAATAAAGCTGGCCGAACAAACAGAGATTATGTAAACATGATGCGACATCACATAAACCTTCAAACCTTCCGAGCAAGCAAGCTAGCACCAAGAGTATATGGTAATAAAGATCAATTAGAAATATCAGGGGTAGATGGTGGAGAGATCAAAGTCAGTTTCGAGAAGTGATAGGTCTGGTTTACTTCAAATGCTTGGACATATTGAACATAAAGTATCTAATAAAGAGAAAAAAGAGATAAAAGTAAGTAAAAAGAATAATAAAGGTAAAGAGGATAAGAAGAAGTAATTGGCTGTTATATTGGGATATATTGGTGATATTAATATAATAATCCAAAATAGAGGTCTTTTTAGTCTAATAACCTCACGAGAACTTAAAAATCTTAATAAAATTACTTAAATTTGTGAAATAAACTAAGAAATGGCAGTATTTAGCCATTAATATGGGATAAATAATCCTATTTGGTATAAAAACCCCAGAAAACCTAGGAAATTAAGGTGGGCACCCCTTTTTTTTTTACAAAAACTTTTACCCAAGCTAAACAAACACTTTGCAGACTCCATTCAAGGACNTTTTTTTACAGGAGATATATGAGCACGAAAGTATGGGATAAGCCTAGNCCTAAAAACCTTGGNAANCCTAAAACAAATAAAAATAAAAAGAATTATGCATCAGTTAAAGCACAGGCTGATAAAAAATTTGGTTCTNNNACNTCNTTNGTAAANAACATGTGGATTTCCAAAAAATTATCGTAAGAATTTTCTTCCCGTAGAAAGATAACAATTGCCGACTTATACTATTCCGTACAAACCAAGGAAACATCAAGCACAGTTACATCGTAAATTAAAAAGATTTAACGTTATTCCTGCACACAGGCGATTTGGGAAAAGTTATTTTTGTTTGGCAGAGACATTAAAGAAGTGTTTTGAGTGCCAGCTTCCAAACCCACGCTATTATATAATATCGGCTACGTATTCTCAGGTAAAAAAAATACATTGGGATACGCTAAAATTTTTAACAAAAAATATTAAGGGGACCACGTATCACGAGACAGAACTTCGTTGTGATATGGTAGGGGGAAGAAGAATACAACTATTAGGGGCCGACGGAAATAGCGTTGACTCTATTCGTGGAATTTTCGCGGACGGTGTTATTCTTGATGAGTGTCAGTTACTCCATAAAGATTTATTAAATAAGGTCTTACGGCCAGCTTTAGTCGATAGACACCAGATGGATAAAAAATCGGGATGGCTAATCGCCATCGGGACCCCTTCGGGGCATAATTTTTTTTATGACCTTTATATGAATAATAAAGGCCATAAAGATTGGTTTGTTAAAAAGTACACGGTAGAAGATACAAAAATAATACCAAAAGACGAGTTGGACAATCTAAAAAATATGATGTCCCCAGAAGAATATGATACCGAGTTTATGGTAGATTTTGACGCTGGAGTCGTTGGCGGTATTTACACAAAATCAATGCAGATGGTGGAAAATGAAAATAGAATTACTAATGTTCCTCACATCGCAGAGTTACCCGTTACTACATTTTCCGATATTGGATTTCGTGATGCTTTTAGCATTGTTTTTATTCAGAAGGTAGGTTCGGCAATTCATGTTATTGATCATTTAGAAGGGTCAGGAGAAAGTTTAGAATACTACGCTAATAAACTAAAAGAACTACCCTATACATATGATAATCACTTCGCTGGGCATGACATAGTGGTTACTGAGTTAGGGTCAGGAAAAAGCAGGCAGGAGATAGCATCTAATTTAGGATGGTTTATACAACCTGTTCCCAAACTTAAAATAGAGGACGGCATAAACTCTTTACGAATGTCTTTAAAACGATGTTATTTTAATAAAGACAAAACAGACTACCTCATTAATTGTTTGAAACAATACCGATGGAAGAAAAACCAACTAGGAGAGCAAACGTCAACACCTCATCACGGACCTGAAAGTAATTCATGTGATGCTATGAGGTATATGAGTATAGGATTGAACGAGTCAAGCGACTGGTCCAGTAAACTTAATTACGGGCCTTCTGGGATAATCTAGAAACCTTTTTTTCTAAAAAGGCAATACGTTTATCTTTTTCGACAATTTGTTCTTTAAGATTTAGACCCCAAGCCAACTGGTTATTCACGGGCCTACGGCCATTGTAATAATTACCGACGGCTGTTCGGGTAATACCGACTTCCTTCGCCAGCTTCCCTTGGGATATACCAAGAAATTTTAGTAATTTTCTAAATTGAAATTTAGTCATATAACACTGTTACACTACAACAATATAATAATCAATGAAATTAAGCAAAAAAAAAGAACAAGAATTAAAAGGCACTATTACACGCGAAACTACTGATGCATTAGGCTATCAAAACGGTAAACTAGTCCAAGAACGTTCCCTAGCCTTAGATTATTACAATTCTGAGCCATTTGGTAATGAAGTAGAAGGCAGATCACAAGTTATAAGTAGTGATGTATTAGAAGCCGTAGAAAGCGTGCTTCCAAGTTTATTACGTATCTTTACCGCAGGAGACGATATTGTTAAATTTGAACCTGTAGGTCCTGAAGATGAAGAAGCATCCAAGCAAGCCACCGAATACATAAACCACATAATATTTAAAGAAAATGACGGCTGGAAAATATTTTATACGTGGTTCAAAGATGCGTTAATCCAAAAAAATGGGTTTATAAAGCATTATTATAAATACGAGGATGAATTCCTCAAAGAGTCTTATAAAGGCCTTACAGAGATAGAATATCAGGCTTTATTAATAGATGATGCTGTTGAAGTAGTTGACGTTGAAGAAGTCATTGAAGAAAAAATGGTGATGACTGAACAAGGCGAAATGGCAGACACCCAAACTGTCTTTAACGTTGATGTTAAACGTAAATCATCATCAGGTAAAATTTGCATTGAAAACGTTCCTCCCGAAGAAATGCTTTT